CGCACTACATCATCGTGCCGCCCGGTCAGCGCACCATCGAGGCGCGCAAGATGATCGCGGCGACCACTCCGGTGAAAGCCTCCGACGTGAACGCTTTCACGGGATCGCTGCAAATCGTCGAAGAGCCGCGGCTGTTCAAGACCGGCGGTCCGCAACCCTGGTATCTCGCCGCCGACCCGAACCTCGTCGATACGGTCGAATACGCCCATCTCGAAGGGCAGACGGAGCCGTTCATCGATCAGCGCGCCGGCTTCGAGGTGGACGGTGTGGAGATCAAGGTCCGGCACGACTTCGCTGCCAAGGCGCTCGACTACCGCGGCGTCTTCTATAACGCCGGTGCCAACTCGTAAGCCGGCGCTCAAGGATCGGATCAACCCCGAAAGGACCGCTTCGGCGGTCCTTTCGTTTCAGGAGGTACCCTCATGAAGAACTATGTCCAGCCGGGCGATACGATCACGGCCGCCGCGCCATACGACCGAACCGCCGGCCAAGGGGCGCAAGTCGGTCAGCTCTTCGGCGTCTGCAGTGGCGACGCCTTGAGCGGCACCGATGTGGCCCTGAAGTCCACCGGCGTGTTCGATCTCACCAAGATCGGCTCGCAGGCATGGACGATCGGGCAACTCATTTACTGGGATAACACCAACAAGCGTTGCACCAGCGTCGCCACCGGCAATCTGCTGATCGGCGCAGCCGTGACCGCGGTTGACAATGCTGCCGGCAGCACGACCGGCCGCGTCCGGCTCAATGGCGTGGCGCGCGCCAACGAGGCCTAACCCTGATGCAGGGAGCCTTCGGAGGGGCGATCGACGCGATCTTCCGCGACGTCCATGTGGCGGAGGACGCGCTTTGGCGTGCGGGCGGTACCGGCGGCGGCACGCCCGTGCGCGTCATCCGCAAATCGCCGGACGAGGTAGTCGGGTTCGGGAGCAGCCGCGCCGTCTTGGCTACTGTCTTGATCGACGTTCGGTCTTCCGAAATCGCAACGCCTGCAATGGGCGATACCGTCGAGATCGCCGGTGACTTGTTGGATATCATCGGCACGCCCGTGCGCGACAGCCTCGGTCTCGTCTGGACGTGCGAAGGGTCGAAGATCGAATAGACCGTCTTCTTGCAGCTTCGCATGGAATGCGACAATGATCGTCGTCGGCCGGCGTATGGCGCACTGCGGTCTCGTTGACATGGGACGGTGCCGTTCCATCCCCTCGACGCGCACCTACGATTCGCCCGCCGCCTCAACGAGGCCCGTCTGATGACGCTTGAAGAGTATATCGCTCACCTTAACAGCTTGGCGTTCTGGAAAGAGTTCACATTCGCCCAGAACAAATTCGCCCCGCAGCCGGGGACGGAGTTCGAGCTCGCCGACAACCTCGTGTGGCTTGGCGAATACGCATTCGTGTTGCAGCTGAAGCAGCGTGAAAACGAAACCGAGGACCCGGAAGCTGAGCGATCATGGTTCCAGAAGAAAGTTATCGGAACGGCGACCAGCCAAGTCCGGGATACTCTGCGCTATCTCAATGATCACCAGGACATCCGCATCACAAACGAGCGGGGCCACGGCTTTGATATCCGCGGCAGGGAACTCGCCAACATCACGAAAATAGTCGTCTTCCTTGGCGGGCGGGCGCTACCCGAAGACTGCTGGCAAACGCGATTCTACATCAGCCGTACGGCTGGATTCATCCACGTTTTGGCCGCTCACGACTACCTCGGGGTTCTTGAGAAACTCCGGGTGCCTGAGGACATTCGACGCTATTTCGGGTTTCGCGAGGAGGTCACGCCGAAGCTCAGCGATGCGGGGATCGTCGTCGATGAATCAGATATTATGGGGGCCTTCCTAAGCGAGGAAAGACTTCCAACACCGACGTCGCGAGAGACATTGCGGCGGTTCGTACAGGACCTAGATGACTTCGACCTGTCGTCGCTGATTGGGAATCTGCACGATCATATACAGCGCACCGAACAGCCTTATGACTATTATCGCATCATGATGGAGTTCGCGCGCGTCCCGCGCTCCGTCTGGCGGGAGGTGAAGGTTCGGTTCATGAAATCGCTTGAGGCCGTTCAGAAGGGTGAGTTTGCACGCCCTTTCCGCATGACCTTTCCGGCCACCGGATGCACGTTCATGATCGCGCCACTCGATCCGCAACTCCCTGTGTCAGGCCCCGAAGGAGAGAAAACCCGGACGACGGGGCTTCAGAATTTGACCTATGCGGCCATGTACGACGCAAAGGTCTCAAAGGGAATCGGCATCCTGATCTCGAAGGATGGCGAATACATCCAAATCGACTGGAGTCTGTTGAGCGTGCCGTGGAAATCGGACCCCGAGATGGATGCCAGGCTCGCCGAGTGCAACCCCTTCCGCGAGGTTAAGGAAAAGACGATCAACAGCTTCCTCTTCGCGTCCTCGACCAAAGGTTCGTGAGGGAGAGAACACTCTCGACTGTCGATGCGAATTGCTTTCAAAGCCGACGATCTTGGCGCGGTGCTCAAGCGCGCCTATGACGACAGCGAGATCGCAGTTTCCGAGGCCATGAATGAGGTGCAAGCCGGCCTCAAGGACGAGCTTCGCAGCCAAGTAGTTTCCGCCGGAATGGGGCAGCGGCTGGCCAAGACTTGGCGCGGCAAGCGGTTCCCCGAAGGCGGCGCGAGCATCAATTCAGTCGCTTATGTCTGGTCGCGCGCGCCCGATATCGTTGATGCCTTCGAGCGCGGCGTTCCGATCGTGGCACGGAACCGGCGCTTCCTCGCGGTGCCGACGCGCGACGCGGGCGTGATCCACACCACGGTCAAGAACAAGCGGCTGACGCCCGCGATCTGGGAAAACGAGACCGGCGTCAAGCTGCGTTTCGTCCCGCGACCCGGCCACGCGTTGCTCGTAACCGATGCCTCCTATGTGCGGCAGCCAGCACGATGGCGCCGTCGCAAGAAATTCGCGCCAATGCGGACGCCGCTCAGCGGGGGGCGCAAGTTCCTCGTGATCTTCGTTCTCGTCCCGCTGGTGAGGCTAGGCAAGCGACTTGATATCGACGGCGCCGGCGACCGCTGGGCCGATCGGGTGTCTGGCCTCATTGCCCAACATTGGAGATAGGGATGGCAAGCCGGCGCGAGCAGGTGATCGGGGCAATCAAAGCGCTCGTCGCCGCCGCCCTGCCGTCCGCGGACGTAAAGCGCAACCTCGACAAGCCCGAGCGGATTCCGCCCGGCGGTCTTGTGATCATCCGCGACGGAGATCCGGGCGAACCGGAGGTTCTCCTCTCGCCGCTCACTTACGTTTACGCCCATCGCGTACCGATCGAGCTCGCCGCCTTCGCCTCGGCGCCAATCACACGCGAGGAAGCGCTTGACCAGATGCTCTCGGCAATTGGCGCAGCAGTTGCCGCGAATCGGACGCTTGATGGCCTTTGCGACTTCATCGAGCCCGAGGCGCCGTCTTCTGACGATCTGGAGACGGCGGGCGCGGTTTCCGGCCGATGGGCCGATACGGCGATCGTCGCCCACTACGCGACGCCCGATCCGCTTACCTGAACTCTTCTCAAGGAGGCTTCCATGGCCCGTGCCCGCGGGGCCAATGCCGTCATGGCATTGGCCTTTGAATCGACCTATGGGGTTCCACCCGGTTCCGGCTTCAAGAAGGTGCCATTCGTGTCCTCGGCGCTCGGCGAGGAACAGAACCTCATCGAAAGCGACCTGCTCGGCTACGGCCGCGATCCGCAACAGCCGGCGCGCGATGTCATCAACAATGACGGCGACGTGGTCGTCCCGCTCGATCTCCGGAATTTCGGGCACTGGCTGAAGCTGCTCCTGGGAGCGCCGACCACCACGCAGGGCGTGGCGGCCACCGGCGCCATCACCTTCAGCGCCCAGCCGGCGAACAACAGCACAATCACGATCAACGGAACTGACTTCACGTTCGTCACCGGCACGCCGGCCGGAGCCGACGAGATCAAGATCGGCGCGACGCTGGCCGAGACGCTCGCCAACGCGGTCCTCTCGCTCAATGCCAGCGCCGACCCGGACGTGGATGACGCGATATACGCGCTCAACCTCGCCGGCACGGCGATCCTGATCGCGCACAAGACCATCGGCACCGGCGGCAACAGCTTCACTCTGGCCGCGAGCTCGTCGCCTGCCTCGAACGGCACGCCTTCGGGCGCAACGCTCGCCGGCGGATCGGCGAGCGGCCCCTACAATCACATCTTCCTGTCCGGGGCGCTCGCGCTGCCGTCTGCCGCGATCGAGGTCGGCATGCCGGACGTGCCGAGCTACGGCATGAATTTCGGAGCGATGGCGAACACGCTGTCGGTTCAGCTTCAACGCTCCGGCCTTCTCAACGCCACCATCGGCATCATCGCGCAGGGCGAGACACGATCCGGCTCGTCCGGCGCGGGCTCCCCGACCGAGGCCGTCATCGAGCGCTTCACGCAATTCATCGGCCAGATCAGGCGGAACGGCGTGCCGCTCGGCAATGTAGTCTCCGGCCGGTTCAATTACTCGAACGGACTGGACAAGGTGGAAGTCATTCGCCCGGACGGCCGCATCGCCGGCGCCGACCCCGCCATGCTGGCGGTGAACGGTGAGATCGCGGTCCGCTTTGCCGACACGGCGCTTCTCGATTTGGCCGTCGCCGGCACGGCGATCGAGCTTGTGTTCGAATGGCAGATCGCCGCCGGGAAGCTGCTTCGACACACGGTCCACAACGTCTTCCTGCCGAAGCCGAAGCTGCCGATCACCGGCCCGGCCGGCGTGCAGGCGAGCTTCAACTGGCAGGCGTCGGAGCACCCAAGCCTCCAGGCCACCTGCACCGTCACGCTCGTCAACGACGTAGCGTCCTACTGACCAACCACTGATTGGAGATACCGGCATGCTCAGGCTCGCCACGCGGCAGCGCGAACCCTATTGGCTCGACCTCCTTCCCGGCGTCCGGATCAAGGTCCGTCCGATAACCGTCGCGGCGATCATTGCCGCCAGGCAAGCCGCTGCGGAGGCGATGCAGTCACAGGACGGCGACGGTCTCTTCGTCGGAAGCGCCGCCTTCACCCGCCGCCTCGCGCGATGGGGAATCCTCGAATGGGCCGGCGTTGGCGACGTGAACGGCGAACCGATCGAACCGACGCCTGAGAACATCGACGGGCTGCTTGAGCTTTGGGAAGCGTTCGATGCGATTGACCGCCTCTATGTCGCGCCGGCGCTGATCGGAACGCAGGAAAAAAACGCATCCTCGCTCTCGCCGAATGGCACTTCGGCGGGGGCGAAGCCTATTGCGCGGCGTGCCCGCAAGCGTGCGCTGGCTGTCCCTACCTAGAGAACGCGCCTCAGACCGACGACGGCAGGGCCGCCTGGGAAGTCTTTCGCCGCTCGGCCGGACAGCTTCGCGCGGTGATGAGCGGCGTCTATGGCCTCGATTTCGCGGCGGTTCTGTTGCTCGCCGACGCCATGGGCGGGCTCAATCCGGTCCTTGTTGACGCCCTGCCTGAAATCGAGCCGCTCGTCGTGCGCGCCTATGCCAAGGAAATCGGCCCTTGACCGACCGCAACGTCTCGATCCGCATTGGCGTCACCGGGAAGGATGACGTTCGGCGCGCCTTCGAAGAAGTCGGCAAGGCGGGCCAGGACGCCTTCAATCGCACCACCACGGCGATGGATGCCGCGGGTGCGGCAACCGATCGCGAAACCCAGCGGCTTCAGCGCCTGGCGCAAGCTGCCAGGCAAGCAGCAAGCGCCGATGATGCCCAGCGCAAGTTCAACGCCTTCATGGGAATCGGGACGGCGGGCGCTGGCTCGGCGAGCGAATCCGCCAAGGTATTCGAAGAGGCCGCGAAAGCGACCGAAAGCCTCGAAGCGCGCACCAAGGCGCTGCGCGCTCAGATTGATCCGCTCGGTGCTGCCCAGGCGCGGCTCAATGCCGAGATCGCCGAAGCGAATGCGCTGTTCAAGGCCGGAACGATCTCAGCGCGCGAGCAGGCGGCGGCGCATCAGCTTGCGCAGAACCGATTCACCGCGACAGCCCATGCGTTGAAGAGTGTCGGCGACGGATCGCGGCTCGCCAGCTATCAGGTCGTCAATCTCGGATATCAGCTCAACGACGTGGTCGTCGGCCTCGCCAGCGGCCAGCGCCCGCTGACCGTGCTTCTTCAGCAAGGCACCCAGATCGCCCAGGTGTTCGCCGGTTCGGGCATGGGCGTCGGCGGCGTCCTCAAGGAGCTCGGCCGCATCGTGCTCGGGCTGGTGTCGCCCACAACGCTGCTGGTCGCCGGTCTCGCGGCCGTCGGCGGCACCGCGCTTTACGCTTACAACAGCTACATCACGGCGCAGAAGGAGCTTCAGGTCGCGACTGCCGGCGTCGGGCGCGCCGCCGGCGCCACGGTCGACCAACTGAACCGTATCGCCGAAAGTGCCTCCGCGGCAGGACGCATCTCCGTTGCGGCGGCGCGCGACATCGAGGTGGCGTTCCTCCGCACCGGCCGCATTGGCATCGATCAGTTCGGCGACCTGATCACGGCCGCCAAAAACTATGCCTCGACCACCGGACAGGACATCGAGGCCGCCACCAAGGAACTTGCCGAGGCCTTTGCCGATCCGGCCAAGGGCGTCGATCTGCTCAACGCCAAGGTCGGCGGCTATGATGACCGAACCCGGCAGCTCATCAAGACGCTCGCGGCACAGAACGACCTTACTGCTGCCCAAAGGCTTCTGTTC